CCCGGTGAAAACCGGGTCCTCTTGTATGAGTTTATTATCTTTGCTTACTCATACGTTGGGTTCTACCCAAGTCTAACCTAAGGAGCCAAAACATTGGGAACTAAGTACAAGGACGTATATGTCACGTCTAGGTATGAATACGATTCGGATTATTATATTCCGCCGTCTTATGGTTTCTACTCCGAAACAACGAAGTATAACCGTTCGACTACGGGTATAAGTAATCCACGTTTTCGCACTCAGATCGCGGCCCATACTACGGCTACAACGCCGTATACTGGAACGTTCGAGTTCTTAGAGTCCCGACCGGGCAACATGTTCGTGAAGTTTGCGGCAGTGCCGCCAGACCCACGATATCCTGCTGTGTTCACGGAGCACTGTAGAGGTAATTACGCCTCTTATGGACTCCAGAACCCTGCCGGCGGTCTTGGTACCTTAGCAAAGGCTGAAAGCCGGGCACTAACGAGGTTTAACTCAAAATGTCAAAAAGTGAACCGCGCACTTGATGGCGGAACATTTCTTGGCGAAATGGGTGAGACCTTGCGAATGCTCCGAAGGCCTGCAGCTTCCCTTTTTAATGGTTTGGGTCAGTATCTTGACACGGTAAACAAAAGAAGCCGTGGAAAGAGAACAAGACCTAACCTTAAGAAGATAGCTGCAGATACCTGGCTCGAACATGCTTTTGGCTGGGTTCCTTTCTTTTCCGACATACAAGCCGCCAAAGCTCTTTATGATCAATTCGGCCAGAAAGACAAGCTGGTCGATGTGGTCGCTGGAGCTAAGGAGACGAGTGCGAAGGTGGGAAAGGTATCCAATACTTACGCCATTGGTGACTACTGCCGTATCACGCGTATTCCGCGTGAATGGGAAGAAACTCACTATAAGGTGAAGGGCCAAATGATACAGCGAGCTTTAACGAACACACAGGCGGTTTTGAATAGTGCAGGTTTTACACCTGACCAATTCATTCCGACTGCTTGGGAACTTCTCCCGTGGTCGTTTCTCGTGGATTACTTTACCAACATCGGGGACATTTTGTCCTATAATAATGGTGCCTACAGTGGATTGGCTTGGGTTACGGTTGGGTATGCGACTGATCTCGTAAGAGAAGAGGCGCATATTCCAGACGTTGCCAAGTCAATGCAAGCTGCAGGTTCCCGTTATCGCGGTGCTGGCGGTACTCCAGGCTATGCAAAGAAAACGATACGAACCTTTGCCAGGTTTCCGGAATTACCGAGGTTGGTAATACCAACATTCGAGTTCCAGTTACCTGGCCTCTGGAAACAACAGCTTAACATTGTTGCGCTGTTGGCCAGTGCGGATCGTATTTATCCTCAAAAACGAAGATAGAGGGCCCATGCCTAATGAAGACTTTGTTGTTGTTTCTCAGGAGATCGATGCTGCTCGATGTCTTTGCCAGCTCATTAATCTCCTTGCTTTTCAAAGGAGATCGCTGGCAAGACAAAAAGGCTGCACCGAAATCGTCGAGACCATTGACGAAGTCATCAGTCAAGCAAGGATCCGGTGGGCGCAGGCGGAAGCGGAAGTCTTTCGACAGAAAGGCTTCGGCGACCAAGTGAACCCATCTCTTCGCAAATCAAACTAGCGGATTTCGATCTACTAGTTCAACCTTTAAGGAAACAACGATGGCTGTCACACTCACTTCACCCGTTACGGGTAGTGCGCAGACGGGTCTAACGAGCCCTACCTATACGCACGTTTCGGATACTGCTCCAGATAGTAATATGAAGCAGTATGCCGTTACGGCATTAGGCGGGACTCAGACCGGTGTCACCGTGCATGCGGCTAGTAGCCCCTTCACTGTTAACTTTGTTCGGCCCAAGGTTTTTAAACCTTTGGGTAAACCGAACCCTGTTACAGGTGTTATTCGAGAAGTACCGAGGAATACGTGGAAGGTTATCGTCCGAAAGGGCGTACTCCCGTTGGCTGGACAAGCCTATCAGACCATGCTGATGTCATGTACTATTGACATCCCTGCAGGGGCTGATCTGGCCGATCCGGCAAACGTAAGAGCTGCTTTCTCGATGCTTATCGGATCACTTACCCAAGTTTCTGCTGGGATAGGTGATTCGGCAGTTACGGGTATTCTGTAACTTTGCATCGTGAGACAACCTGCACGGATTCAAGAATCCCGTAATACTGGGATTTTCGGTATTTTCCGCTTAACTTTGAAGGTGATACTATGCATCTTAATGCTGGTGATCTCGCTTCAGTTCTTGAGTCCGATCTTGTATCATGTGGTTGGAATGGCGCGATTAGCGCCTATCCTGGACAACCAGCCCAGCAGTACGCAATGATGTCCTTGGCTAATTCACTCATCAAGAAATTCCATAATGATGAGACTGATGAAGCCAGAGATGCCAAAGCGCTTAAACTATTTACAGATGTAAATAGTGCCTGCGGAAAGTATGTCTTTGATACATCCACATGTACCGAAGCCGAAGTCATTGCACTTGGTGAAGCAAAAAGCTTGATTTATAGCTTTTTCTATCCAAACGATGGCCAAGGTAACCAATTGTTGACTCTTAGGAACATTTCCGACGGGTTTTCAGTTGGTAACGGTGCTAACATCGGCTCCGAAAGCGAAACTTTCTATTCGAAAGTTGCTAACGGAAAGATGTCGGCAACAAGCTCGGACCTGCATGATTTATATACGCAGGCTATCTTTTTCCACCCTACCTGGAACGCATGTGAACGTACGCGTTTTCAGGCTTTCGGTAGAGAGATAGTTCGAGGAAGCCGTCTTTCTTTTGTTCCGAAAACTGCGGAAATAAGCAGAACCATATGTACCGAACCCGTTCTGAATATGATCTTTCAGAAAGGGATAGCTTCTTTACTTGAGTATAGGTTGAAGACATTTCTAGGTATCGATTTGTCTAAGCAACCTCTTAAGAACCAGAAGTTATGTCGGTTGGGATCAAAGAGCGGAAGATTTGGTACTATCGATCTTTCTAGCGCTTCTGATTCCATGTCTAATTCTTTAGTGAAAGAGTTCTTTCCGGCCGATGTTGTACGTTGGCTTGTGAGAACACGATCACCAGTAACCACCCTTCCAGGTGGCCAAGAGTTAGATTTGCATATGGTGTCTTCAATGGGAAATGCTTTTACGTTTCCCTTGCAGACATTATTTTTCTCTGCTTTAGTCTACGGTGCCTATAAGGTCTATGATTTGTTTCCATTTCGCAGACCCATGGGCAATCAGCTCGGCAACTTTGCCGTGTTCGGAGACGATATAATTGTGCGCAAGGAGGTTTATAACCTCGTTTGCAAACTCTTACACGTCTGCGGATTTACTGTTAACGTAGACAAGTCCTTTAATACGGGACTTTTTCGCGAGTCGTGTGGCCATGATTACTATTATGGCTACAACGTACGTGGGGTCTATATTAAGAAACTCACGCACGCTGGCGACTTCTACAGTGCGATCAATCGACTAAACAGATGGTCAGCGCAGCATGGAATCTTGTTGCCTAATACCGTCTCGTTACTCAAAAAACATTGTCGGTTTATGCCGATTCCGTTTGATGAGTCTGACGATGCCGGTATTAAGGTTCCTGAATTCATGCTAACGCACAGAGTCAAAAGTAAGTTTACTGGCGGATTGCTTTACCGCTTTCGTAAACCGAAAAATGACCCTGTTAGACTGCCGTTTAGTGATGAGCAAGGTACGCCTCGTAGACTTTCGAGGCGGTGCCGTTCTTGGTTATACAACCCTGACGGCTTACTGCTCACTCTTTTGCACGGTAGTATACGGAACGGCTCTTTCGTTTTTCG